TGGAAACCGCGACGGCAGAGCCTGAGACGCGAACAGCAGCAGTCAAGCGAACGAGGAGACGGCGACGTGCGATACCGCAGCCTGACGACTGAGACGGCACCTGCTGTTGAGCCTGTCAGCGTGGCCGAGGCCAAGGAGCATCTGAGAGTAGATATCAGCGACGATGACACCTACATCGGCTCGCTAATCACAGCGGCTCGAAAATACTGCGAGGAGTACCTAGACAGGGCTCTAGTGTCTCAGCAGCTCACAATGCGGATGGATACGTTTCCGTATGAGTTTGAGCTGCCACGTCCACCGATGGCGACGAGTGGCACGCTGACTGCCACCACTGTGACATACGCTCTCGATCCTGGCAGCTCAGGGACGGCCACGCCGACGACGGCAACGCTCTCAGCGTCGAGCTATCGTGTCGATAGGGATGCCACACCTGGCCGCATCCGCACCGTCTACAACGGCACCTGGCCTAGCCACCTTACTGATCCAAACGCTGTGACAGTGACGTGGTGGGCTGGCTACGGCACTGCTGGTTCTGATGTGCCGCAGGCGATACGCCACGCTGTTCTCATGATGGTTGCACACTTGTACGAGAGGCGTCTAGCTTCCGAAACTGTGGCATCTCACGAGGTGCCATACGGCGTCAAGGCTCTGCTCGATACCTGCAAGTGGGGTTCCTACGCATGATCCGGCCTGGTGAACTGCGAGAGCGCGTGACGATACAGACTCCGAGCCGGACAACAAACAGCCTGGGTGAAGCAATTGTGTCCTGGGATTCGGGGGCCACGATCTGGGCGAGCGTAAACGGCGTTTCCTCAAGGGAGGCGTTGGAATACGGTCAACAAACCGTATCAGTATCTCATCGCCTTCGCTTTAGGTATGTGTCTGGCTTGACGCATCAAGACAGGTTTCTTTGGCGCGGCAGGGTTCTTGATATTGTCAGCCTGCTTGAGTACGAGAACAGAAGCGAGCATGTAGCTCTCTGCGAGGAGCAGGTCTGATGCCTAAGTATGCCGAAGGAACTGTAGTTGAGATGCCTCAGTACCAAGTGCTGCTGCGAAAACTCCAAGAGCGGACTAAAGACACAAAGTTGATATCCAAAAAAATGGCTACCGCCATGCGGTATGTCGTCAAGCCCTCGCACCAAGCGTTAGAAGCAAATGTCTCTAGGATAGGTGAAGACACCGGCAACTTGAAAAAAGCCGTTGCCATAAAGGTGAAGGCTTATGCAAAGTCAGGCAACGCCGTTGCACTGGTGGGATTCATACGCCCTGGAAGTTCATCGAAGAAGACGAAGGGCAAAGGGAAAGACCGCGCGTACCATCAAGGCTTTCTTGAGTTTGGCACGAAACAGCGGTTCGTGAAGGGCGAAATCGCGTCTTCGTATATCAAAAAAGGTGTCTTTGCGATTGCAAAAGCAGGCGGCTCTCTGAAGACTTCAGGCTATCCAAAGTCGTTTTTTAAGCGCGGCAAGAAGGGGCAGGCTCTGTCGACGGGCGCGATGCCTATTGGTGGCCGCAGCGGCAGGCCACCGGTGTCGGATGCCTTCAACAAGACGAAAGGCCAGTTGAATCAGAGGCTGATTGACCGAACTCAGAAAACGATTGACAGTCTGGATAAAGCACTGAAGAAGGCGGCAAAACTGTGATGCTGAAAAGCCCTGAGACTGTTTTGTGGAATGCTATCGCTAGCGATGCGTCTGTGACCTTGCATGTCGGTTCACGCATTTACCCACATTTGGCTCCGTCAGTTGACGCAATGCCGTTCATCATTTGGAGACGGACTGCGATTTCGCGAGATTCAACGCTGACCTTGCCAATGGGGCTGCCTCGCGTATCGATAGACTTCATGTTTTTTGCGGAAACATATCTGACGGTCAGAAAGATCGCTGATGCGGTCCGGCAAGTTCTGGACGGATTCGGTGGCAGTTTCGACAATACAACTGTGAGGCATTGCTCTCTGGAATCTGAGAGCGACGACATCGTTGCCCTTGATGGCTCAGAGGTTCCTAACGCGTATTCGGTCACGCAGACTTACGACGTTCTTTGGCAGGAGAGTTAGAAGATGGCAACAACGCCACATGATGGATCAGGCACGACGGTGGTTTTTAGCGGCTCGACATATACCGTAACGAATGTGTCGATCAGTTACTCTGATGTCAGTGGTGCGACCGATCGCATCGACATCAGCCACCTGGGTCAAACGACCGGCGAGACGATGCTGACTCAGGCTCGCCCGCTGAAGGGGAGTGCTACAGGAGAGACTGGAAAGGAAGTTTCCTTTGACTATATCGGCACTTCCCAACTTGTTGGAGGCGTATCTGGCTCATTTACGGTCGGCACATATATCACAGGCGCGACGGCCACGGTCGTGTCGTCCTCGGTGACGCTTGCCATGAATGATGCCGTTCGTGGAAATGCAACCGTCCGCGTGACCGCCTAACTCCGATGGCAACGTACTCCACCGGCATCTCTGTCGTATGGAATGGCACTCCGTTCACGGAGGTGCAAGAGTTGTCGTGGAGTTCCGGTGGAACGCGAGCCGGTCGAGACATTGCATGGACGCCTGACCAAGGAACGGTCGCCATTGCATGTCTGGGAACTGCGAACGTGTCGGCATCAAACTTTGGAACTCGGGCGGTGCTCGTGATTAGTGGTGGCAGTGCTGACTTGACCAGTTATGCTACTTGGGAATCGGTTAGCGTTGCCCCTGAGCGTAATGGGGTGACAAAGTACACCGTGACCCTCAAGTTACTGGATGACGTTTAACATGGCACTGACGAAAGATCAGATTCTCGCAGCCGATGACATGGGCCTTCTTGAGGTTCAGGTTCCTGAGTGGGGAGACAGCGTATTCATTCGCGTCATGACTGTTGGCGAGCGAGATAGCTACGAGAACGATTGGATGGTTAACAAGAACAAAGGTGTCGAAAACTTTCGCTCTAAGTTTTTGCAGCGAGTTCTGTGTGACGAGGCAGGCAAGTTGCTTTTTACATCAGCAGAGATTGATCTGCTTGCAGGGAAGTCTGCTCGCGTGATTACTCGCATCTGGGAAGCGGCGATGAAGCACAACGCCCTGACCGATGACGATGTAGAGGAACTCGCAAAAAACTGAACTTGCGGCCTACCCGGTTGTTTCTCTTCCGGCTGGCCGCGCAACTCGGCATGACGGTGGCTCAACTATGCGACACGATGAGCAGCAGAGAGTTGAGCGAATGGATGGCGGTTCATCGTTTCTTTATGCCACTTGCCGACTCATGGCATCAGACGGGTATCATGGCATCAGCTATGCTCGCCCCGTACTCAGGCAAATCGAAACCGCCGAAGCCGCAAGACTTCGTGCCTATCGAGTCTCCACCGCAGCACGAACTCCAGACGCAGCAAGCGTTGGAAGAGTTCAGCCGCCAACTGCGAGGTGAGTGATGGCAACGGTTCTGTCGCTCGCAATGAAGATTTCAGCGAACACTGCTGGGATATCTAAAGGGGCAAAAGACACTGCCCAGAAGTTGTCTGGCATCAAGAAATCCGCAGACACAGCTTCTTCTGCACTGAAGACGCTCGTCGGAATTGAAATCGGCAAGATTCTTGCTCAAGGGTTTGTCAGTGCAGCACGCTCTGCCATCAATTATGCAAACGCCCTACGAGATACGATTGACAGGACTGCAAAGTTAGCCAATCAAACAGGCATTGGGGTTGAGGCTCTCCAGGGTTTTGCCGTTGCAGCGAGCCTTGGAGGAACAGACCTTGAGACGTTCGCAAACAACGTCAAGCGGCTCACCGTCCGCGTCGGAAGGCTCGCTGAATCAGGGAAGACGGAAGTCTTCGAGAAACTTGGCATAGACTTCCAAAACTTCCAGTCGCTTGCACCGGAAGAGCAGTTCAAGGTGCTTGCGAAGGCAGTCAGTGGTATTCAAGACCCTGCTGAAAAAGCACGAATTGCAGTCGAGTTGTTCGGCAAAGCAGGGGCAGAGATGCTGCCGATGTTGAACGCCGACTTTGTTGCATTGCAAGAGCGGCTTGAGAAACTGGGAGTGATACTTTCGGCAGATCAGACCAGTGCGATCGAGGAGATGAATGACGCGCTGACTCTTGTGCAGGCTACGTTCGATGGCATCATCGGTCAGGTCACTGCGAACCTTGCGCCAATCGTGACTGCGATGGCAGAGGATTTGCTTACTTTTATAGAAGGGTATCAGGGGCTTGGAGACGGTACTGGCGGAACTGCGCTCGCAGACTCGATTACGACGGCACTCTTTGATGGTGCTGAATATCTTGCTGGCATATTTGATAACTTTATTGAGCAGGTAGGCGGCTTCGCAGGAATAATGCAGGGAGTCGCTGCTGTATTTGAGTTTACGGCGAACGCCTTTGCCGCAGTAGCCGAGACGTTGCGAACAATATTTAACGTCTTTGAGATGATCGGAAACGCGATCATGCTGGGCCTTGGCAAGATTCTTGAGGGGCTCGGCTCATGGGTTAGCAGCGACTTAGAGCAAGCAGGCCGTGATCTCGCCGCCGCTTCCACCTCTTCTCTGATGCAGAACGCAGAGGAGGCAGGCAACGCCGCTGCCAATGCGTTTAACGCAGCCCTCGGAGACAGGAACTTTGGCAGAGAAGGCGGCGACGGCAAAGGCATGGCTTCCGGTGCTGTCCGTGCAGCAAGAGAGCGATACGAAACCAGGGAGGCTGATCCCGCAGCGGCTGCAGAGCGAGAGAAAAAACGAGCAGAGCGTGAGGCGGCACAAAAAGCCCGCGAAGAAGCCGCTGCCGCAGAGAAGGCAGCCGAAGAGCAGAGGAAGATTGAAGAACAGCGGATGAATGATTTGCTCGAGGCCTATCAGAAGTTTTCGGAAACTTCACAGGAACTGGAGCAAGATCGCCTGAATAAACTGAGCGAAAACACTCGCAAGGCCCTTGAGGTTTCTGACATTCGTTCTGGAGGAATCGGCCAGATAATTGCGTTGGCAACAGGGCGAGAAGACCCTGCCGTGCAAGAGGCTCGCAAGCAACTGCGAAAACTTGAAGACATACAACGCGAGCTTCGCAACATGGGCGGCACTGTGGAAATCGTAGGGGTTGCGTGATGAGCGTCAGAGCTAGTCGTGAACTTGTTGGCCGTGGTTTTCAGCACAAGTTTGGCGATCCGCCTACAGCGAACCGCCAGTTTGCACTGACGCTAGATGATCCAAACACGCCGACGCAAGAGATGCTTGACTTCGTGAACATCAAGCACGGAGATAGGCATCCCGAGTATTCGTACCTGCGGTGTACCGAAGGATCGTTGAGCGAAAACAGCCCCGATCCTTGGCACGCTGAAATCACCTACACCTACGAACTGCCACCGCTTGGCGGCAATCCTGACTTCGAGGCAGACCCGATTGTCAGGAAGCCTGTGTGGTCATTTAGCACTGGCGGCGCGCAGGTTCCAGCGTTGGTTTACTACGATGAACAAGGAAGCGTCCTGCCTCTGGTCAACGCGGCAGGAGACTATTTCGAAGGGCTGACAACCGAGGAGGCTGAAGTCAGGGCGTCGATATCGCAGAACCGAGACATCTTTCCCCTAACCCTCGCAGCACTTGCCACAAACTCGGTGAACAGCGAGCCCTATCTTGGCGGTGAGAAGTACACCTGGAAATGCATGGGGGTATCGGCACAGCAGCAGACTGAGTTGGTCAATGGTGCTGAAGTCAACTATTGGGCAGTTGGCGTCGAACTAGTCTACCGGCAAAGCGGATGGCCTTTGCTACTACCTCATGTCGGCTGGAACTACATCTCGCCAGAAGGAAAAGCGTCGGTTTATGTGCGAGGACCATATGGAGAAAAAATTGCAGCGTCGAATCCCCAGCCCCTTGCCGCAGACGGTTCTCTCAAGTGCGCTGGTTCTTCGTGCATACCTGATATCCTGACGAGAAGAGTCAACCCTGCATATGATTTCAATGGTCTGTTCGGCCTTCCACCTTTCTTGTGAGCATATGAATGGCAGACGTAAATTACGCAATAAGCGGTCAGATAAGCAAGGGCTTTCTCTCGCAGTCTTTCGTGGCCAATGGAGTGACAGCCAGCATGGCGACGGCAGGCGTGTCATCCGTGACGCTGGAACTTGACACCAGCACCAGTGCGATCAGCACGACCAGCCTTGGTGCTGTTGGCCTGTGCTTTGCTCGCTCGCTGGCAACAGAGACGACGCATACGGTGTCATTCGGCAGGCTGGTCGGCACAAACCTCTATGAGTCTGTGCGGCTCAGGGCAGGCGAGGCCGCAGTGCTGCGTCTTGCCGATGGAGACTATGCAGCCAAGAGTGCCGTGGCTGGCTCGCGTCTTGTCCTGACGATTTACGAGGATTGAGCATGGCTGGTGCTGCAAAGCCAGACGGCAAGCGACCGTCTGCGCGTGTGTCGTTTACTCGGCAGGATGCGCAACGCATTGGCAAAGCCGTTCGCGACTATGAGGCCGGAGACAAGAAAAGCAAGCCGCTTTCGTTTGAGCATCGTCAATACCAGAATCCTGACGTTGTGAGAATGGCGACGTTCTCTGGCGACTCATCCGGTGGCTGGCCTGTCTATTCCGACGCGACCATCACGTTTACAAACTCACTTTTTGGTGGTGAGACGGCGGTTGCTTACAACCGTTTCGTCTCGCTCGGCGGTGCAGGTGTCTGTGAAGTTGCCGTAGCGAGAGACATAAGCAACAGTTGGAATCTTATCTCGTGGCCGGTAGGGCAGGTCTGCGACACGGCACTCATAGATATCTCAATGCAATTGAATACCGAGACGTGCGCAATTGTAAAGACGCTGCACACCGTTACAGTTCAGTATCTACAGCTGACGTTTCCATATTCCACCTGTAGCGGACAAGACTGATGGCGAGATGCGTTTGCTGCGGATGCATTACCGACGATGATTGCTGCGTCGATGGCTACACCTACAACTGCGGTGGTGTGCCTGTAGGTGTGACTTATGAGACAGCCGCTGAATGCTCTGCTGCTGCTGCTGCCATCGGATGCCCAGGCGGCGGCCCCACGCCGATATGCTACTGCAAGAACATTGACAACGAGTGCTGCGAAGACGGCATATGCCGTAGCATCTGCGAGGAGTTGCCGCCGTGAAAGCGATCAGCATCGAGGCACTGCATGAAGCAGCGAAGAGCAAGCCAGCAGGCTACCTTGACGATGTGATGGCTTACGCCACAAAGCAAGACGAGACGCACATCTT